TTTTTTCTGCTAATAATCTATTGGTATATAAATTATGTTTTAGTGTTTCTATTTTTTTTTCTGTATCTGTTAGCATAATATCGTCATCATTATCCCATAATCCTACATATTTTAATATATTTAGAATATTTTCTTTTCTAAACCATGTGTCATATTTATTATCTTCTATAACAGATTCATAGAATAGTTCTGCTTCATACTTTTGATCAGCGTTCGGAGCATGTACTGTGTATCTGATATCATTAATAGTAATATATAATTTACCAGAAATAATTCTATGTACTAATAATGGAATATTATCCTTCTGCATGTCCTAGAGATTCTTTATGTTGATATTCCTGAATAATCTTATCTTTTTCTTTAAGCTTCATCTGAAGACCTTCTATAATCTTCTGAGCATTCGTGATATCAATATAGAGTTTTCCTATAATAGTAAATATATAATCTTGATCCATTAGTGTCCTCCTTAATAGTTCCTGCGCCATAAACAACTTATGGCGCTTATGTCTCTCTGCCGATTACTTATCAGGCAACACCACTGACCTTAAAGTCATTGAATGTTTGATAGCTATAAGTAATAGTAGAATTACCGCCACCAGTTTCACCACCAGTATAGTTAACGCTGGTTAGTTTATTTCTGGTACCTAAATCGAATACATAATCAACACTATTGGTGTTGGAGCTGCATACAAAAATCTTAATTTGTTTAGCTGTAAGATTACTTGCAGAAGCAGCTGTACAACCAGTTAGTGTTCCGAAATCGTCAGCGTCAACTTGATCTCCGCGAGTAGCTGTAATTTCAAATTCTGATGTTACTTCTACTGGGAAATTAACATAACGATAGTAAGGAGATCTTCTACCAAGCTCGTTGATAGATTCTCTTCCAAGATTGCAACTTAGAGTAATACTATTAATATGTAATTCGCCAACTGTGCTTGGAAGATTATTATCGCCTGTTGGTAAAATAGACAAGTCTTTATTGAAAGCACTACGTCTTGCAACCTTAGTGGTCTGTGAACCATTGTCTGTAACACCAGAGTTAAAGTTCTTGATACCAGAACCAGTAGTGAGACTCCACTTTTTATGATTACCAACCAAAGTTACATCTTCTGTAAAGTTTCCGTCTGTTACTAGGTTATAAGAAACACTAGAAACATACATACCTGTGCAAACCACATAATATGTAGCTGCTCCGGAAGTTCCAACGTCGGTGTCGTTATAAATACCTAGAGCAACGTCACATCTACGATCAGCAATTTGGGTAAGTCCAAGATTATTACCTGAACTGTTGGATCCGTCTGTGGCAGTATTATATACGAGTCTTGTTCCGTCTAGTACTTTATTGAGTGTAACCTCGATATCTGGTACTTCTTCAACGTTGTCATAAAGTTCTAGTTGACCTAACTGGTAAACTTGTTCGAGATTAAAGTTGGTTGTAATACCAACACTTTGAATACCCTTTAATATAACTTCACTACCATAACTTGTAGACGAAGCATCAGATGTGCATGGCTTCATTTTGACTGCTTGAACGGCATAGAATATACGATTGTTGGCCATAATTTTACCCTTGTTAGATTATTTATAGGATGACTTCGACGGTCATTCTAAGCATACACCATATAAGATCAGAGACCGTATTTTTTTGCTGATCAATTAAATTAATGTCTTTAATATATAGTTTTTTCCAATGAAATGCTGAGTTATTAATAATTTCGCTATAGTTTAATCCACTAGGATTAATTGATCCATTATATTTTAATGGATATGCATTATCAGAGATTAGTTTTTTAATATCGTACATCACGATATTATTGTCTTTTTGTAATCTTAAAATATCAACAATTTTATTATTATCATTTAGATTTTCTGAATAAACATGCAATAAAACATCTTGATTCCTATAAGATTTTAGAGAACCAAGTTCGTATGGAATGTCGAAAGTATTTGGGGTTGGTTCTATTACAATACAAGGCATCTGTAGTCTATGTTCACCTAAAATATTACTAAGATTTGTTTTAGTAGTATCTGTTGGTTTATATGTAAGTTGTTGCAATAATTTCCATTCACTATCCACAGACTTGATAACTTGGCACCATCTGTAACTATATGCCATATGAATTTTAGTAGCACTAGATAAAGGTTTATCAAAAATTACAGATCCGTTAGGATAATCCAAAGTATATGTAATTGCGCCAGAACCACTTGGAGCAGGATAGAGCGTGTTATTTACATAGATTCCGCTAATAGCATTAGGAGTAGAATTATTAAAAGAAACGCCCGACTCCCAGACCCAATCTCTTTTTGGTGTTTGCCAGATAGTATTAGTATCTTGTCCTACAGCATTGATTGGTTTCAATCTATCAAATGTAATATTATTATAAAGACCGGAGGTTTGCACATTAACATTGACAAATCCTCCAATATTTAACATATTATAATTAATATAAGATTTTAAATTATCTTCTATACTAGAAGTGTAAAAATTTTGATTTAGGCTGGTAACACCATAAAAAGTATTATTACTAATATTCATAATTGTTTCTCTATTTCCGTTTGTATGATACTAGTAATTTGTTGTTCTGTTATTTTACCAATACCTCTAGAAAGCCAGTTATTTGTAATAGACCCGGCAAATTCTCTTGGAACAAACCAGTCTGTATCTGATCTTATCATAAATCCCATACCCGAACGAGATTTGTTAGAATTAAGTTGACTAACATCATATTGTTTAACGATTCTTTTATTTCCTTCAAGCAATAACCATTTAGCCCAAGGTAAATAATATCCTTTATTATCATAAACCAATGCAGGTTCTGAGGATACTAAATTTTGTAATTCGTCTCTATCTAAAAAAGAACATTGAAAACCACCAGATACTGATAATTTATTAACTTGAATTGGTTTTGTTTCAACTTTAAGAGTATTTAATACTAAGTCTATAAATTTATCTATAGTATCTATATTTTCTATTCCAAATTCTAGTCTTAATTTGCCATTTTTTAAAGACAAATACTCAGGCTCGTTAGTGACTCTTTGTTGAATTAAATTTCTAATATTAGCACGAATATTATTAATACTTTTATTTATAGCTACATCTAATATACTTTTAATATTATTTAGTATAGCTTCATAAATTTGATTATTACTTTCTAATAAATCTGCTGTGATTCTCATGGCTGAGTCCAATTAGTTAATATATATTTTTTATCTCCTAACCCAATTGGTGTTGGAAAACCTGCTTTTGAGTATGTTGCAGATACGAATGACTCTGTTTCTACTACCACCATGTTTTTACAAGATAATATATTTGGTAATAAAGAAATATCACAAATAGTTTGTGCTGCAATATTTGGAATATTAACATGATTTGGTCCCCAGTTCAACCAATACTTACTATCTAAAATTAAAGCTAGATTAACTACTATATCAGATGTTGTTTGTGTTTTACCAAATCCTAAACAAGCTGGGCATACTGATCCATCAGCAAAACTAACAGGGCCTGTTCCATTATATTTATTAAAAGATTTTTGATTTATAGGATCATAAATACAATTTGGACATAACTTATTATTTGTACCATCAAATATTAATTTACATGATGTGCTAAGACCCTCTTTGCTAATCAAATGATCTATCATGTCATTGTATATTTGTTTAAACTGTTTAGTAATAATATTATGAAACATATATTAAAATTCTGTTAATGGTATTCTTTTCCAGTATGATGATGTCAAGCATATGTATATATAATCATTGTCCCATCTCAACTCTCCTGGTGTGCCTATTTCCGATGACGAATTAGGAGCTGCTGTTGGTAATATAATACTCAGACCTAAAGCATCTATAGAATTAACAACTTTAACATTTTCATCAGTAGATACTATAGTATTGGATATGCGAACAGTATCCTGATCAGATTGAACAATAGCTACAATTTTTGTATCAGATGATACATTGATGATAGGATCTGGCATAAACTCTACTCACACGAGGCGCATTCGTCTGGATCGAATGATTTTGGAATAAAAACTTCTGGAATAATAATATTTGGATTAAGAATAGTAATAGTTCCTCTTAATAATTGAACAATCTGATCTCCAGCTCCTGGATATAATTCATTTGGAGCTTTAAGATCTAGATCATATAGAGCAGTAGAGAATGTGTATTCTGAGGTCGTTGATGACGGTAACTTAAATACTATTCTTCCAGTAGATGCTTGAACAACAAGATAATAAATAGCATCTTGATTATCTGACATATAAGTAATAACTGACGTATTTGGTCCATCAAGTGGTTGAACACTGATACGAGCTTGCCAATTTGTTAAATTGATAGGGGTATTGTCTGAATTTTTATACTCAAATGTTTTTGTTAAACTACTACCTTTAGAGATGTCAAAATTATATTCAGATGCCATAATGATTGATATCCCTTTTAAGAGTAAAAATATCTAGATCTATCACTAGAGTCTTGTAAATATCTTGGATCAAATTTATTACCAACGAATGGACTAAGAATAACAGCCACGGCTGCAGCATCTTTAACATCCCAATGAGATGTAAGTTCCTCGTACAAAGCGCATGGCCCCTTATCTAAGATTGTCTTCCATCCGTTTAGACTACCAGCTACCGATAATTGAGCTGGACCTAAAGCTGCTCTCACTCCTTCTGTTGCGGCTTTGGTTCTGAAGGTGCTTTGGTCAACAATACATGCTGCTTTTAGAGATAATAATGCGATAAAAATTTCATCCTTATCTTCTGTTGGGTCGGGACTTATAGTTCCTGCACTTATATTTACGTCATATTGATGTTCCAATACAACATCGAATTGAACATATTTAGCTGCTACAGTAATAGACTGTAATAGTCTTTCATCCGAGTACATAGGAGGATCTTCTAAATCATTAATTAAAGTTCTAACAATAATAGGAATTTCAGTATTCCAACTCATATTTTGACCCTTTTATATAGAGAGTGTGCCTAGTCTTTAATACACCTTATAGTGAAAGGGATAGATTTTAAATTAAATGGCTAACTTAGAAGTTCCCATAATCCAGTATTCTCATTTAAAGTATGATCATCTCCAGGACAGGGTGGAACAAAAGCTCCTTCTGGAGCATTAATATCTTCTCTAAAAACATAACCTATCCCAGCATAATTTTTTCGGTATGGAACTCCACCTCCACTATGAACTCCACCAACTGTATTATATGAAGTTCGTTTACAAGTTTTTCCTCTAAATTCTCCATAATGTTTTTCCCAATTAATACCATCTTCGTTTTCATTCTTACCAACTATAACTTCAGTAACAATATTGTTTTCATCTAAAAATGCATAATGAGCCATAATTATTCTCCTATTTAAACTGTAAATGTAACCGTTCCTGTACCGGCTGTAATTGTAACAATTGTATCTGCTCCAAAAGAAGCTGTAGTGTATGATAGTCCCGCTGAAAGAGTTATGTTTAATATGGCATCAAATCGCAATATCACAACACCGCTACCACCCACTCCTCCAACTGAGAAATTAGTACCATCAGTTGCTCCACCACCACCTCCCCCTCCGGTATTAGCCGCACCTGCCGATCCCGCAGACGCAACATCCTGCGACCCGTTGCCTCCACCAGTGCTACCACCAGAACCAGCAGAAGATGTTCCAACGTAGCCTCCAGAGCCACCGCCGGGACCGTATAGAACAGCCGATCCAGTGATGTCGCTAGACCTACCAATACCGCCCGAACCGCTAACGGTTGAAGTGGCGTCACCCCCTTGTCCACCAGAACCACCGCCACCACCACCAGCCCTTCCGTTTGATTGGCCAAGGCCACCGGAAAATCCTTGCGTCGTGATGTAGGACGCATTGCGAGTGCCTCCGTTGCTGTTGCCGGTCAGGAACAAATATCCGGCACCTGTAGCAAGCGAGAAGCCAACGCTAGATGTCGAACCCGTTCCACCGCCTGCGGCAGTGATACCATCAAAAAAACTATTATTTCCGGGGAATGCTCCAACAGAGCCACCGGCAGCAATCGTCACGGAGTATGATGTGTTAAGTAGAACGCCAAGGGTCTGATCCACCACGCCGCCACCACCACCTCCGGGTCCAGGGCGTCCGCCACCTCCCTGTGCAGTAACACCAGCCGCTCCACCACCAACCACCAACACACGAAGTAAAAAATTATCAGCAAATAAATCCCACGAATATCCATTCCATCGGTATACTCTATTATTTTGACGAGAATATTGATTTACTGTTGGATTATTTGGAAAATTAAATGGCATAAATTAACTCCATGATACTGTTCCGGTTCCTGCTGTAAAGGTAACTATTGTATCAGATCCTACTGTGGTTGTTGTAAATGTTAATCCTACTCCTATATTAATTTTCATTTGGGAAGAATTCCAACGAACAATAACAACGCCAGAACCACCAGTTGCTGGATTTGCATTTGTTCCACCTCCACCCCCACCTCCTCCTCCAGTATTGGCTGTCCCAGCTACGGCTGCAACGGATGCTGCTGCATTTCCATTCCCTCCACCACCAATACCACCAGTGCCAGCAATAGCATTAGGATTAATTCCGTTAGAGTAACAACCACCACCAGCTCCTCCGCCATAGTATGATCCAGTAATTGTTGCTAACCGACCAGCACCACCATTACCAGATGCAGTAGATACAGCGTCACCACCTTGCGCCCCGGCTCCTCCTCCTCCTCCTGCGGCGGTAGCTGCCGCAAGACCAGTACCACCAGAAAATCCTTGCGTAGAGCAAAGAGATATTAGTCTCGTTATCGATGTGCTAGTGCCTCCACTAGATGCTCCATATGCTATAGGCGTATTTTGACCAACGCCAGCACCTCCTCCTATTGCGACGATACTGCTAAACCGAGAAATAGAACCTTGGGTATTCGCTGCTCCCCCAGCTCCAATGGTTATCGTATATTCTGTTTGCAGTGAAATTCCAAGAAGCTGTTCAAGTACACCTCCGCCTCCACCACCACCAGCAGGAGTATGTCCTGAGCGAATACCACCAGCTCCACCGCCTCCAACAACTAATAATCTTATTGTTCCAACAATAGACGAAGAACCAGATATTCCATATGGTCCGTATGGACTAGAAGATGCTAAAGATGATCCAAAACCATAAATACCATTATTCATAGATCAGCACCTAAAGCAGTAACGTGGGTGGCTTGACTAACGCTAGTAGTTACTCTTAAAGTCCAAGAGGCGCTTGGTAATATAAGATTGTTATACTGGGTACTCACTCTACTTTGCTGAACAGTACTTGATCCAGTGGCGGCAGCTATAGTATATTCGTCAAAAAGATAATAAGTAGATCCATCATGTAAAAATAAACGAACTATAGCAGCAGAACTGGTAGCAGCATTTTTTACTACAACTTCTGCTATTCGTGTTCCTGTAGATGCTCCAGTAATTAAAGTTCCAAAATTTGTTGGGGAAGTATAAGAACTTTCAGCAGTTGATATGCTGACATTTCCTATTCTAGGTGTTGCGGCAAATGAGGGACTAATAGCCATAATTTATTCTCCTATTTAAAGTTGTTCCATAGATAAAGATTAGCGGCATTTTGAGCATTATTAACGCCTGCGGTTGGTGGTCCTATTTCGGCATAATATGATCCTGTCCATTGATATAGTCTACTGGTATCAGATGCTAAATAATAAGAGTTGGTTGAACCAGTAGCTGGAAAGCTAGCTGTTGTAGCATAACTTATTATAACCGTACTATCAACTGTATAATTGCCAGAACTAGAGCTAATGCTAATTCCAGAACCAGCAGTTATATTGGTCACTGGTAATAGTCCACTAACTGAAGAGTTAAAATCTGTAATATTTGAAGATGAGTGAGTATGCCCACTAACACTAACATTAACACTATTAACTTGTAGTGAATTTATAAAATTACCACTAGTAACAGACAATAACCCACTAACAGAGGTATTAACTCCGCTAATGCTTATGTTTCGTGCTAGTAGTGAATTATTATATGCTTTTGTCATATGTTATTATTTCTTAAGTTGTAATATCGTATGGTTTTGTGATATGTTATCTGTTTGCAAATGTGGTAATAGTTGGCGTGAATGTTGCCGTCGGGAATGGGTGCGGCGGCACGAATACGTCTGCCTGCGGATCGTAAGAAAACCCAATGCCAGCGAATTGTCTGCGAATGCTGCCGCTGTAGCTTGTCTGTATCCATCTTCCGCCAAGCAAAGACTGACAGAACGAGATGCCCTTGGCCTCGCTTTCGACGCCGTTGTCGAGCAGTTCCGCGTTGTTAACAACGATCACCTGTGTGACGATGTTGTTGTCGTCGAGTTGTGCAAAATGTGCCATTAGAATGTGATACTCCCGGTACCAGTGAATGTGTAGATGATGCTTCCCTCGCTGTTCGTAATCACAGGGCTACCAGTTGTCGCCGTTGCAGCGACTTGCGATTTGATAATCACAACGCCGCCTCCCCCAGCAGTACCTCCATCACCGCCCGCACCCTGCCCAGAGTTTGCCGTGCCAGCAGAGCCAACAGAGTTGCTGCCATTGACGGGCGTGACCTGATCCGCCCCCACCGAGATACCAGCGCCACCGCCGGAAAAATACCTCGTGCCTGAGTAGAGTACGCCGACGCTGGCTGCTGCCGCAAGCGTACTGTAAGAGCCAACACCGTCACCTCCAGCGCCAGCGGAGCCGCCGGATGCGTTTCCGCCAGCACTAGCAGCACCACCACCACCGCCGGATGCTCCAGAACCATAAGGCCCAGCGCCGTTGCCTCCGTTGTAACCTTGACCGTTTGTGCCGCTGCCGCCAAGCGATCTGCTGTCTGTTGTGAAACCGGTTCCGCCGCCGCCGCTGCCTCCGTTTTTGCCTGAGCTATTGCCACCAAACGAACCACCACCACCGCCACCAACAGCAACAGCTAACAGGCTAGCGAATGAGGAGTTTGAGCCGTTCGTTCCGGCAGTATTTGAGCCAACGCCCGCGCCGCCGCCGCCCACCGTCACGATGTATTGTACGCCTGTTGCGTAGGCCACCGCAGACGAATAAACTACGCCGCCACCGCCGCCACCGCCGCCTACAGAAGTGGCACCGCCGCCACCACCAGCGACAACGAGAACCTCAAGCATACTCCCCGGCGTCACTGCACTACTAGCCGTCGAATATGTTCCAGTACCCACGCCATTGACCCCAGCAACACGAAACACATACGATGCTCCATTACTCAGTCCGGTAACAGCCACACTCGTTGAGGTAGAAGCTCCGTCAGAGAATGTTGTCCACGTTGAACCAGAATTTGATGAATATTGTACTATATAATCTGTAATCGGCGTCTGACTTAAAACTGCTGGAGCTGTCCAGGATACTGTGGCCTGAGCGTTCCCCTGACTAGCCGTCACTCCTGTCGGTGCCGGAGGAAGAAATAAATCCCATCTAGAATCATAACTAGAACCCCCACTACCCCCAGAAGAAACTCCAGAAGCCATAGTTAAATATTCTAAAACTGTTCCTGATGGAACACTATTATTAAGAGTAACATTAGATCCATCTGTTGCAGAAAAGTCTAGGTCTGATACTAGCTTAACTCCGTCTTGGAACAAATCTAAATACCCGACAGGATAGCCACCTGACACGGCAAAACTGGTCAATGTTCCTGTTGTGCTTATTATTCCTCTAACTCCAACAGACGAAGATGATGAACCACCAACACTAGTTGATCCTATTCCACTAAGAGCTACCCAATTTGAAACTCCGTCTCCTATCTTAAGAATACTATTTGTTAAATCGTAGCCGGGCTCACCACTAGCTAATACTGGATTGACCGAAGTCCATGCTGAAGATGTTCCTTTGCGAAATGTTATTAAATCATTAACAGCCATTTTTACTTATATCCTGGATGTTCCGTAGAGCGATTATAATAATAATATATACACCTCAAGGCAAGTTTAACAAAATATCAAACTGATTAATAATATTATGGAATAAAATTATCATCAATTATAGAATTTCCAGAAACATAACCATCATCATATGATACATTATTAGCTGTAAAATTAGAAATAATAGAAGATGCCGTTCCCGCACTCATTCCCTCAATAGTAGCTCCATTATTAACAAGATTAGCTAAGTGATGATCAATAGTTCCATGAGTTTCGAAAATTGTCAAACTTCCTTCGATCCCTTCTTCAACATCTCCAAGCACACTTTGATCCCATACTGATACTGATTCATTTGTTGATTCGTCTGTTAAATCATCTAAAATATCAGATTCTTCTATTTGTGCGACGTTTATTGTTTCTAGATCTTCATCTGATAATATTATATCTTGAACACGAAACATATCATTAGAGTTTTCATCTATTGACAATCCACCTACGGATGTCTCAAAGCTAGCTCTTGTTAAGCCATAAGTTTGTCCTGCCTCTCCGTATCCGTCCCATGTTCTTCCATCTTTTCCAACCCAAAAACCACCTGAATCAGCTACTTTTCTTAAGATCATTGTTAGTGCGCCGCCAAGTTTTGTAATATTATATATTGTATTCCATTTCATCTCAAAGTTTAAATATGATAATGCTCCAGTACCAACTTTTATTATAGAAATAGTGATTGGTCCAATAGTGGTATATGCAGTATTGTTGAAGGTTCTTGTAACATTATTATGAACGATTCTAAAACTTTCTATTGCTTTTGCCGTTTTCCAATTTTTAACAGTGTAGTATACCTTGAGCTTCATTAAGCGTGTTTCAACATCTAGCAAAAGTAATTCTGTGCCGCCAGACCCTACTTTATTATCTCCCCATTTTGCTAAAAACTTTCCAGACGAGTAGTTATTTGGATTAAGAGTTTGGGCCTGTCTAATATACAGGTGTGGGTCACCCCACCCTCCCACATTCATAGCAGCTAATTTTTTAATATTGTCTTGTTGTCTAACTACGAGTCTATTTGTAGCACGACTAATGAATAATTTACCATTACTGTTACCGAAGCCAAAAAAAGCTCTCATTGTGTTTTCCTTTTTTTTATGAAAATATTATGGTGTGCCGCCATCAATGACGCAGTAATATAGTGTTGTTGGATTAGCTGCGCTAACTCCGCTAATGCTTGTTAGTCCGGCGAGAGTAGACGTTGTTGTTCCAAGAGATACTGATGTAGAGCCTATTGTAACCGAACTATTAAGAAGCTTATTATTAGCTATACTTCCAGCCAACATGGTATTTGTTACTGTACCAGTATCTGATGTATAAACACCGCTAGTTACTGTACTGGCATTACCACTTAAATTAGCGGTAATAGTTCCCGCACTAAAATTGCCGCTAGCATCACGGGATACAATAGCCAAAGTAGTATTGCTGTCTGTTGCTGTTGTTGCACTATTGCTAACTTTGCCACTTGAACTAATTGTAGCTAGTTTGCTATCAGCAATAGCTGCGGAGCTGGATATGTCTCCATTTACAATACTATTAGATAGACTTAACTTACTGTATGCAATAGCAGCGGCACTATTAATGTCTGCATCAACAATGGTGTTGTTAGCAATCATGGTACTAGTAACAGTACCAGTATCTGTTGTATAAACGCCATTTGTAACAGTACTAGCATTGCCGTTCAATGATCCAATAAAATTACCACTAGTATAAATATCTCCACCAGTAAATTCCCACCTATTAGCTGATGTATTCCAAACAACTGACTTTGTGTCAGTCCCTGTATAAACTTCCATACCTCCGGTATTCAAGCCACTAGTATTAACTCTGATAATGTTATCACCAATTTCTACAGTAGTACTGTTAACTGTAGTAGTTGTCCCTTGAACAATAAGATCTCCACCAACTGTAATGTTTCCGGTGGTTGCTAAATTATTAATACCAACAATACTACGGGTACTATTAAGTACTAAAGCTCTGCTTGCAGAAGCTGTACCAGCAACAACTCCGGACAGATATGTTAGTTCAGCTAGTGTTGCTCTTGTAGAAGCGTCTGTTATATTATTCCAGGTGTGAGTATGTCCAACAAAAGATACTCCAGTAGTATCGATAAACATAGCATCATTAATAGAATCATAAGTTAAAGCAATACCAGTTCTTCCAATTACCTGAGTGGTAGCAACACTTCCAAGATCGGTAACTAAAGAACTTGGGATTCCAGTTACGCTAATAGTTTGAACACCAGCATTATTAACTATGCCAATGCCAGATCCTTGAGATAAACTCTTAACATTTAATAAACCACTTACCGAGGAATTAAAATCTCCAATATAAGAACTAGTTAATCCAGTAACTGAGATGGTTTCTACCTTACTAGTATCATCATAACTTGCTCTAATACCACTTACCCCAGTTATGGTAGCTCCTATAACATCTTTAACTGTATTAGCATCTAATCCATTAGTAGATATTGTGAATGTTCCATTGTTTCCACTTACAGCAATATTAGTGCCAGCCACAATATTTTTTACTGGTAATAAGCCACTAACACTACTATTAAAATCAGTAATTGCAGAAGATGAATGAGTATGGCCGGGAAGGGAAACTCCAGTAACAGATATGGTTAAGGCATTTGTTGAATCACTGTAAGACTTTTCAATATTAGAACCAGCGACCAATAGATCATTAACTCTATCGTCTACCAATTCATTTAATTCAGAAGGTAAAACAGCTGCGTAAGCCAAAGAATTCCAGGCTGTTGTACCGTCTCCTATCTTGAATTTTTTATTGTCTGTTTCATAGCCTACTTCTCCAGCACTTAAAATAGGATTGACTGCGACCCAGTCTGTTGCTATACTTCTACGAAACTGAATTTTAGTTTGAACTGGCATTATAAATCTCCATTAAAATATTTTAGGGTGTTCCACAGTCGAATTGGTATGAGTCTAAGTAATCGTCTAATCCACTAATTCTATAAACAGATAAATTTCCAATAATTTTATTCATAGGGTAGGAATCTGGTAGATCACTAAGTAGAATCTTTTCAGTATTGATAACATCAACATTATACGTTTCGTATCTTTCTATTTCTAGATTATTAATATTTTCAATATAACTAGTTTCTATCTCAATAATGTTATTCTCTGTATCTACAATTTCAACAATAAAATCACTCATATGTTACAGTCTAAGTTGGAAGTATTTTGACTAAATCTCTTAACAACAGTAACTGTACCAAATACAATCCTAGTAATATATTTACCTCCACCACCAGCATATAAATCATCTGGAGATCGTAGTTCCAGATCATATTTAGCCGTGTTGAAGATAAATCCATTAGTAGTTGAGGCGGGAATTAGCAAAGTAAGTTTTCCATTTAAATCATCTATTGTAAATTTATATACACTATAGTCAGTATTTTCAGAATGAAACGCTTGGGTGGCATTCAAGTTAGTTCTCCAAGTAAGTCTAGCACACCAGTTTGTTAAATTGATGGGGGTTCCATTCTGGTTTTTGTATATCCAGGATATTTTAAATGATGTTCCCTGTTCTATAGCAAAGTCATATTTGGCTGCTGCCATTAGTTTATGCCCTTAAGGATAGGATATTCTAAGCTATTAAAATAGAGTAGGATATAAAGTATTATACACCTAAGTCTTCGTTGTCTGTTTAGCTTGTCTACAAAAACAAATCTGTATATTCTCGATAGTGGTGAAATAAAAAGAGCCACCGGTTAAGGCAGCTCTTCTTATTTTTAATAATAGTCTTAAGACTGTTATAGTATTATAGAGAACCTAGTATAACTCTTCTATTGTCTAGAACAGCAAAGCCTTGTTCAGCCCAACCATAAAAGCCAGCTCTCTTTTGACGATGTAGTGTGTCATCTTCAAAAATTTGAACTTCTTCACGGACTGGCATTATAAAGCTATCTCTCTTACGAAGATCTAGGCCAACAACCACTTCGTTATCACTACCTGGAAGTGTGCCATTAAGAACACTGGAGTAGAAGAGTTGATACTCTTGACCTTCTCCTAGTTCGTCTAGATCATGAAGATTGATACCGAATACTCTGTTGATGGCTCCATCACCAGCAGTGTAGATTTCTCTACGTGTAACTTCGTCAACTTGGTCAATACCCCAATTACGAATATCTTCCATTGACTCTGGAGAAACATAAAGATCTGTTAACATGCCTCTATTGTTACTAGCAGAGTTACCTCCGCCGTTACGACGCATAACAGTCTTCATAAGACTTACTAGTCTCTTGGTGAACTGGCCAGAAGCAGCATCGCTATCATAGACAACAATGTTGCGATCAACGCCAGCAGCAAGCAATGTATGCCAGCCATCATCGTTCATCTTCTTGACGAAAGAACTTTCAAGAACTTCCATTGCACGACCAACTACGTCCCAGCGAGCATCACGAGCATACTTTAGAAGATAATCGATACTAGCACCGATATCAAAAGTAGGAACCATGACGTAATCGCCTTCAACATGGCGTTCTGGAACATAGCCGTGGTTAGGAACAGTATAGGCAACAAAGTCCTTTTCTGTACCTGGGGCTAGAAAATCTAGTGGGAATTCTGGAGTGGCACTTTGAGCTAAACGAATTGGCTCGAAGATACCGTCTAGAATATCTCCACTTAACAAACCCTTACGGAGAGGAAGTTCTAAGGCCTTTGCAAACTCAGCATTGGCAGCTAAAGATACCTCTCTGTTTGGAGAGCCAGAACGGATCAAAAGATCTGTAAGTTCTGGTGTTGGTTGGAAAGCTTTGCTATTAACTGATGACATATTATATCTCCCTTATTGATAAAAATCAAGTAATATTGACTGAGACTTTAGCATAACCATCTGCACTTAAGCTGCTCAAGAACTGACCAATCTTCACAGCATTGGTGCTGGATGTTCCAACGAGACCACTGGCGCCAACATAAGCATCAGTACCAGCTGTTGGTGAAATGCCGCTTACAAGACGATTTGTTGTTACCTGCCCTTGACGTAGAACAGTAACCTTGCCACCAACCTGAACCTCATCTCGGTGCCAGTTGATATGCTGTCTGGTTAGGTCATAGTTAACAACGTCGTTCAAGAGAATGCCAAGAGGCTTGGCTCCGCTGGCAGCAGCAGCATAAGCTACTACAGCATTAGCGTCGTCCATGGCTACGCCAGAACCGCTAGTAACAGCAGATACAACGCCGCCTCTCTCGGCAGTGGTGTTCATGAAAAATGAAATATCTGTTAGTAATTCGATACGATCTGGTTTAAGAGCCATGAGTTATTCTCCCTTATTAAGATTTTTACCTAGTCTAGCACAAACAAATTCAACAAGTTCTGCACGAGTATTTGAAACAGTTGATTCTGCTTCTCCACCAACGCCTAGCTCAACTGTCTCTGTTGTTTCTACTTCTTCTAAGGCATCAACAACATCTTCAGCTTTTGCTGGTTTCTTTTTTGGTGTTTCCATCATCATTTCAGCCTTTTTAACTTTCATACCAGCAAAAAGACTAGTCATAGTTTCAAATGCAGTATCGTCGATATTTTCGAATTTTTCTAATGTTGAAGCAACGGACTCTTCGTCGAGACCGGCTTCTACTAAAGCTGCTTTACGCTTCATCATTTTTTCTTTCTTCATCATTTCAGCTTCTTTATCCTTGTAAGCTGCAATGACTTCATTAGCTGCGTTGAGTTCTGCTTTAACAGTATCAAGTTCTGTTTGCTTGTCTGTAAGAGCTGTTTGTAGTTCTGCAACTGTGATCTCTACTTCGTTCTTTGTGGCAGCTAGAGCTTCGTCAAACTCAGCTTTCATCTTTTTCATCTCTTCTTCTTTCTTAACTAATTCAGCATCTTTATTTTTCATAGCTGCCTCTAGTGTTTCATTGGATAGTGGAGTGTCCGAAGCAAGTGCATGAGCTTCAGGCACATTAAGATCGGTATTTGTTTCTACAGCTGCACTCATAGTGATATTCTCCGCATTTAATTGGGGTTCGTTTACTAATACACCTGAATTCGATAAATCGTCATTTTTTTGTTCCAATAATTTATTTACTACATCTCTGGTAAAGATTATACTATCTGGATTAGCTGGTTTGTCAACAAAACCTTTACCTGAAAAAGTAATATCTCTTAATACTCTGCCAATTTTGTAGTTAGAGTGTTCACCCTGACCTCCATAAGCTCTTAAATATTTTGTTAGATAAGCAGTGTCTTCATTTCTTGCTAATATTTTATACTCTGCAGTTTCTTTATTAATTAGTCCATAATCGAAACCTTTGAAATAGCATTCCATGCTAACGTATTTTTTCCCAGATTCGATCTCATTAATCAAATTTTCTGCTCTAGCTTTAAGATCTGGATTACTGAAAGCTCTATAAATTACAGATCCAGTTAAAATATGAAATTTATCTGGTAAGTCATTAATATCAATAATATTATTAATTGGAGATCCATCGTCATCGATAGGCCAATTAGAAGTAATATGTCCTATGATTAAATTTTCATTATGCTCTAAATTTGTTGGTTTGTCTTCCGGTGTATTACGAGCATTCCATACTTCTGTTTTATGAAAAATATCGTCATTTTTATTCCATGCAGAACTTACTAAAATAGACTGAACATAGTACAAATCATTGTCATGTAATGATGCTATGGTTTTATTTTTAAGTTTATTGCTTTTAGAAACTTCACAAGGTTCCGCTAAGGAAGCATAAGAAACCGAAGCAGAAGCACATATTTTCTCAGCAATACCATCATGAATTTCTGCTGCAAAAATTTGCATAAATTACTTTCTTATGTTGATGGATAAAGCATAGAATAAAACGATGCTTTAGCCTGTTTTTGGTCTTCTACAGTTAAATCTCTGTTTAATTGTGACGCTAGCTGTCTTAACCATACACTATAATGGTCTATAAAATTATTGTTTTTTACTAATAAATTATTTAATTCGGCTATAATTTTGTCAGAATCAATTATGCAGAAAGGTTGTAAGTTGAATAGAATTTGCGTTTTTGTGCTTTCTAGTTCTCGTGCTTGCTCGTTAGACAAACTTCTTAGGTTTTTCTTATTATAAAAATCTAATAAAATAGGATTGATAATTTCGCCAATTTTATCTTGTGCTTCAGATGCCCACAAGGAGATTGCTGCGCCTTTTTGTGGGGTAAAAGTTTTTGTTTTTCTGGGGGATGAATCCTTGGAAAGTTTTGGTCTGCCTTGTTGAGGTTCACCCGGCAAAGATTCTGGCGAATCTTTTGCCAACTTCGTTGGTGAAAGAGCTTGCTTCATTTCAAGTGCTGTTTTTTCTCCAGTTTTCTTCTTTTCTAGTTCCAAACCCACTTGAGATGGAGAGGCTACTCCTGTTTGTAATGCTATTTTCTTTAAACTATTATCTGGTGTCGGATCATACCACGGGCCTGCTTTGTTTACCATTCTTTCACCAGTTCTGTCTCTTTGTTCTCTATTGAGTCTAGATTTTTCCATATCTGGATCAAACCCAAAACGTGTTTGTAATAGTTCATCGCTAATAAGATTTCTATCTGCAAGCTGTACTAATAGTGCTTTCTCTGCATCTTCATTACTAAGATCCATTCTATCAAATTCTACTTTAGCTGGATATCTAAAACCCATAGCTTTTTGTATTAATGCTATTTCTTTATCCCAAAATTCTGTAAGGATATCTCTACCATATTGTAATCTTTGGGTTAATGTTTTGAGAGAAATAAAGTTATTTGTTGTTCCTGCTGCTCCGAAGGTTCCTGTTAATGTAGGAGGAATTCCAAGACCAGCATATACTGAATTAAGGTGAGGAATGTATTTGCCCTCTCCTAAAAATTGATGAACAGATGTTTTTGATTCTATAAGCTCTATATCTGGACCCCAGACAAGATCCATCGTTCCTCCTCCAACATTGTTTCCTAAAATCTGTGCTAGTTTAGCTGCGGCGGCTTTTGTGGGAGCAATTTTATGCTCTAGACTACCTAGCTTAAAAATACGAATATTGCTTATAGCTCCGTCGAGAGCAGACATATCTGCTAACTTTAGTTTTTCAATAACAGTAATATCGTCCATGATAGAATATACCATAGGATATGCCCAGCTTTGCCAATCATCTTTTTTGTAATGAAATACAAGAGTTTTTTCTGCATCCAAAGGATATGCTTTTCTTGCTTTTGCTGCTTCTATAATTGGTAATGGTAAACCTTCCACTACTTTTTTCTCTTGTTCTGTTTTTGGATTATTAATAAGTTTACGTAAATTAGCTGGTAAAATTAATTCATATCTTTTGTTCTGAACAAAAGAAGATAATGCTCCAGCTGATACTTCAACATACGCTGGATCAATAAAAGTATACTTCCAAGGAATTTCTCTTTTTTCTACCGGAAGATCATCTATATCTGTTATCTGTAAATCTGGAGAAGCTACTGCTTTATATAGTTTTTCTGCTGCTTTTATACTTAATTTTCCTGTTTGTCTATTTATTACAATGTTTCCGGTTTTATATAGATTGTTTAAGAATCGTTCACTGCGATCTTTACCTCTAACTTTTTTAAACCACTGTCTGTAAAATCTTTCTATTCTTTTATTTTTATGAACTAATCTTATTCCTTGGCTAGCAAAATCACCCATAAGATCAATTACGTTTTTGACCAAACCTACTCTTTGATAGATATCCTCTGCTCTGATAAGAATATGTTTGATGTGTCTTGGAGTAGCTTCAGATGGTCTGAAAAAGTCATAGTCTGCTCTTGTTAATCCTGGTCTGCCTGATGTATTAGAGTCTAGATTAGAATAGTCTAATCCATATCTCCTCATAGCAGTAGACTTTTCAACTATATTGTATTCTGTAAGAGATTCTGATGATTTTTTAAGAGCATCTGTTTTACTCTGTAAATCTTCTCCCCATGTAACATAAGCATTTTCGTCTATGGGTGAGGCTGTTTGAATCGCTGAACTTTTTGGATATTTTTTGGCCATATTTGTTATCTTATTGTGATTGTATTATAATTAGATTACAGTATTAGTTACACATTATCTATATATTCCGGTATAAAAATCGTCATTAGCTCCGCTTGTAAACCATTCTGGTCCTTTATACATTTTCCCTGACTGCTTAACTATTTTTGATCGATCTCCTCCAATAACCTCATAATCAATATTCGGCAATGCTCTGTTTATCTGTCTAGCTAGCATATTTGCAATAACTAAAGCACTATATCTATCTTTTCTTAATCGTCCTTTTTTACCGTTAGGCAATTTAACTTCTGGAGTATCCCATCTGTCTCTAGCTCCTGATCCGCTACTAGTCTGTGTCATAACAATTGTGGTCAATTCATTTTTAAGCTCTTCTATTTCTAATATGCATTCGCTAACACTATCATAAATTGGATTTAAGTCTGCTGTCATAATATCTTTGCCTTCTTGATCTAGAGCTAGTCCCAAGGTTAATTGGTCAAATCTTGGAAATAGTAAAGCTTTATCTTCAAAATCTTTTCTTAATCCATGATTGGCTTGTGCTGTCCAATCTGCTCTAGCGAACTGTATAAGCTCTATTAAATGTAAGCCGGGTTGACTGTCTGTGTCTTTAGGTTTCTCGTAATCAATGATGGGCCAGATTAGATGTTCTCCATCTTCTAATTTTGATGGGTCATGTAACGCTTCTTCGATAGCTACTCCTCCACCCTGAGCATCCATACCTATTTTGATAGGAGGAAATGATCTAATAAGATTCCTAATCTTTCTTGCACAAAATCCATAAAAATCATGATCCTTAACAAGTCCTGTTTTTTGTCTTTCTTTAAAGTTGTTACGATTGGTTGTCCAACAATATACTATTCTAGTATGATCTTGATGTACTTCTAGTATTACTATACTAAAATTATCTTGTTCACTTGCTGGATCAATACCGTATACATAATGATGATTTGTATTTCCTGATGTGACAGCGTCGAATAAAATAGTTTTGCTATTAATAACGGTTGGTCTAGTGTCGCTCACAACACAATTCTCAATTAAGCTGCGCTTAAAAAATCCGTCACTATCTGCTGTAAAACAAGCAGCATACTCCATATTATAGATACCAGTATGAATAGTGGCTCGTGCTCGCGCAACTTGTTTATCATCCATGAAGCCTTTAGGAATAAGTTCGTATGGAATACGAATAATACTATAATCTTTCCAATTAAAATTACTAGGAACTTCTCCTTTAAAGATATCTTCTAATTTTCTAATATCTCCCTTACTTTCAATAATAGCTTTGTATCTTCTCCAATAACTAGCAAAATGTTTAAATGCATAATCTGCGGTACCAGCAACAATAGCCTGATTACCCATTTTATCGTTTAATATTTCTAGCTCTTCGTTCCATAGTCCAGCTTCTGTCATAGCTGCTCGTTTAGCTTGTTCTTTTACATTTTGAATAGGACTTGCTGATACTGCTGCGAAACCTGACACTACTGTTTCATAAATATCTGGTGAAATTGATGCGAACTCGTCTGCTATGATAATATGTGCTCTTAATCCTCTAATTTTACTACCATCGCCCATAGGGACAGCTATTGTCCAGCTTTCGCCCAAGCGAATCGTACACCTATCAACATCTCGACGAGGACCATCATCGTTTCCGTTAAAAATGGATCTTAGAATCGGGCTATTACGCCACATAGTTTCCATATATTCGAATATAATTTTACTTTGTCTAAAAGCTGCTCCAACAATAACTATCTTAGTTCCTGGATAAAAAACACATCTTAGAACTGAATATAAAGCTAGTAAAAACGATTTACCCCAACCACGACTAGCAATATACATAGGAAATGGACGATTCCAAAACTCTTGTATAATCGCTACCTGCATAGGATGTAATTCTATATTAAATAGTAACTTACATGTAGATCCGATATATTTTGGATCTCTTAATAGTCTTAATAAATGCAGATCAGGATGCTCAATGTCATGTTCTGTTCTGTGAATCATTGGATTTTGAGGAATAACAATTTGATCTAGATCGCCAAGACCTAACCAAGCATCCTCAAATATCTTTTTTTGGCTGTCCTTCAAGCTCATATATTTTTCTCATGATAGAAAGGGCCATGGTTTCTGCATTGTCTGCATCTCCACAGAATAATACTTTGATATTATATAGTAATTGTAATTCTACTAAATGCTTTAAAATAAATTTGGGTGAAATTTTAATCTTGTCCCATAGTTTTTTAGGAACATTAGATCCAATAGGATAGCTCAATACGTTATCTAAACTAAACTCTAATAATAAAAAAGAATGTTGAATAGCACTCATGCGAGTTACTACATCTTTAAACCGTTTTTCTGTTATATTATTAGCAATTTCTCCCACACTTTTTTTACGCTCTATACATAATAGATGCTCTAATCCCTTTAATGAGTAATCCCCTGTATCTAGTTTGGCACACGACTTAACCATGTTGTCAAAGCTCCATGGCTGTTGTTCTCTAGTATCCACGATAATATGAAAATTACTGAAGTCTATCATCTGCTAGTATTTTTAAAAAAATAGCCTCATAAATGTCTTCCATACCTTTTATCATTTTATGATGATATTTACACAATGTAATACCATTTTCAACTGTGAATCTTAGTGCTGGATAATTTGCCCAAGTTTTTATATGATGAGCATTCAATTTAGTTTTAATGGAACAGTTTGGCCAACGACAATGAAAATTGTCTCTTTTATAAACTGCTTTTCGCCATTGTTTATATTGATTATTATTAAAGTCTCTCAATATCTTTCTCCACCATTTCTTTAACTAGATCTGCAAAGGAAATTTTTGGTTCCCAACCTAGTAAATTCTGAGATTTAGAAGCATTACCTCTTAGGAACTCTACTTCTGCTGGTCGGAATAGAACAGGATCTATTTCTATGTGATCTTCGTAATTAAGGTTAACTCTATCAAAAGCTAGCTTGAGAAAATCTCTAATGGTCCACGTTGTGCCTGTTGCTATAACAAAGTCTTCTGGGTTTTGTTGTTGTAACATAAGCCACATAGCTTCTACGTAATCTTTAGCATGTCCCCAGTCTCTGCTGGCGTCTAAATTTCCTAATTTAAGTTTGGCTGTTGTTTCTTTATTTATTAGCTGTCCTATGTATTTGGTAATTTTACGAGTTACAAAATTTTCCCCTCTTCGAGGACTTTCATGATTAAATAAGATTCCGCAACATGCATATATATGGTAAGATAATCTATAAACTGTGACTAATTGATGAGCTGCTGTTTTAGCTACTCCGTATGGACTTTGTGGTAAAAATTGAGTATTTTCATTCTGGTATTTTTGACCAAATTCGCCTATTGTATAATTGCGACCAAACATTTCACTAGTACTAGCTTGATAAAACTTAGCCATAGGAGCATGTCTTCGTATGGATTCTAATAAATTTAGAACCCCTATAGCATTAATATCAAATGTTGTTGTGGGCTGATGAAAACTTGTGGCAACATGACTTTGGGCGGCCAGATTATATATCTCGTCTGGTTTATAGTCGATCATTAGCTGATGACATCCTGCTGGATCGGTAAGATCAAATTCTTCCATAACCAGATTAGGATGAGTTAATATATGATTAATTCTATCAAAACGAGAAACGCTAGATCTACGATATAATCCTATTACTCTATAATCTTTAGATAATAATAATTCTGCTAAATAAGATCCGTCTTGTCCTGTTATTCCAGTGATTAAAGCTGTTCTCATATTAGTCTTTGTCTCTTTCTAGTACAATCTCCGCATTAAGTAATGGACTGTCCACATTATTATCAGCATAAGAGTGATATTCTGCTAATTTATTTTTAGTTTTTTGTACTGCTATGCTTAAGATTTCCATTTCTCGTCCTTCTTTTTCTCTTGTTTGTTCGTCTTCTAACATGCGTATTAATCCGACCCAGCTACTTTTTCCATCTTCTATTCTTTTGATTCGTTGTTCACGAGTAGCTTTAAGATCTTTGCTAATTTTTTGCTGTTCATTAAGGAGCTTGGTATATTCATTAGTATAATTAGCGATACTGTTGCGTGCGAACGATAGTTGAGTTTCGAGGTTAGCCAGTTTAGCAGTATCTCTTTCGCTTTCTGGTTTAGCATACAATTCGTCCACCATTCTTTGTAATTTCTCAGTATCCGTTATGTGTCGTTTCCTTTCTTTCATGCTTCTGTTAATAAGAATATCTATTGTGATAAATTGTTTAATTTGAAGTTCTTCTGCTGGTAAAACGTCTTCTCTAAATTGCTTAATAAGACCTATCCATGTATCTTCAAAATATTCTAATTCGCCGCTCTCCTTATCGAACTGTTTAACAATTTCGTGCCAAAAGGTTTTGCCTTTTAGTTTTTGTCTTAGTAACTGATCGTCTGAGGATGGTGCTAGTTTTAAAGAATCTACATATTTAGATATTGGTGCAGAATGTCTGTTTAGTACTTCTGCTATTTGGTCAATGGTTTGAGAGTCTAGGTGGTCTCTTATGTATTGTTCTTCTTCTAGACTGAGCTGACCTCTTTTTTTGGGGCTATTCTTCAATGTCATATAGATTGTTATCTTTTATGTAAACAATAAGTTTTTTAACGTCGGCCTTTGAGATGTTGCAATTATTTTTTAATCTTAAATAAATTTCACGAATATCTGGGGCAAATAATTTGTTATCTAAAATATCAATTAATTCTTTGAGTAGTATATCATCATATTCCATAATGTTTTGATTAATTTCAATTTTTTCATTATCTATACTGGTTAAACTCATAAGATTTTTTTTGCTATTGTTTCGTTTGTCCCAAGAGTTATACAAATCGCAATCATTTTTATTAAGGTATTTTATGCATTGGTTATTTGATTGTTGATAAAGTTTATCATATAAAGGACACTTTAAGCAGGGAGGATCTGGTCTTTTATAGTTATTTCGTTTGTAATTAAAGAGGCGATTTCTAACATGGGTCCATAAGAAGTTTTCAAGGGGGCGACTATGATCATATTTTTCCAAACCCTCTATTGCAAAAATAGCGGCTTGTTGTTTCATATCTTCATAATCATGATATCCAAATTTAAATTTATTAGCTAATCTTTTGCTAATATTATCTAGTACTATTAAAAATTCAGCTTCATCAACACCATTAATAGTATTGGGGGTTTTAGCCGTTTTCTTGGTTTTTTTGACTATCTTCTTCTTTTTGCTCATCTAGTAATTCTTCTATAGATTTAATTGGTATAGCTTCTAGGTCCTTCTTTACTTCCTCAATAATGGAACCAACAGCCTTAGCTTCTAATATAGAATCAGCTATATGATAATTTGTATTTTTATTCATGTGAGGCCCTTGCGGTATGTGGTCAATATACTATAATAAATAGTTACACAATATCGTCAATTCCTCAGGAGATTTAAAATGGCAACTTATAAAAAATGGACACAAACCGAACTTGATTTTATCGTTAATAACCAATTGGTACTTAATGATGACGGATTGTCCGTAAAATTGTCCGAAATAACTGGCGAAAATATTAGCAGAAGCATGGTTCGTAGACAACGACGAAAGCTAAATATTAAGAAAAATAGAGGGCGTCCTCGTAAAGATGGAGGAGTAGCCAATGTAACAGCTCCGGAAATTTCAGAGCCTGTTGATAATAACTCATGAAAATTATTTTAACTGGTGGATCTGGATTTTTAGGGAAATTTGTTCATCAAGAATTATTACGCAGAGGTTACGGGGATATATTCGTTCCTAGATCAAAGCTTATTGATTTGACTAAATTTGATCAAGCTCAAGAAATGATAAGATATTATCGTCCTGATACTATTATTCATTTAGCAGCAGAGGTTGGAGGTATAGGGGCGAATATGGCCAACCCAGGTAGATTTTTCTATGCTAATATGAGCATGGGTTTAAATCTTATAGAAGCTTCTAGATTATACCATGTTAATAAATTTGTGCAGGTTGGGACGGTATGCTCTTATCCTAAGATATGTCCTGTTCCTTTTGTGGAAGAAGATATATGGAATGGATATCCAGAAGAAACTAATGCTCCTTATGGGGTGGCTAAAAAAGCATTATTTGTTATGTTGGAAGCATACCATAAACAATATAACTTAAAAAGTTGTATTTTGGTGCCATCTAATTTATACGGGCCGGGTGATAATTTTAAACCAGAGAGTAGTCATGTTATCCCGGCCTTGATCAAAAAGTTTATTGATGCAAAAGAGGGTGCGCTATCTTTTGTAGATTGTTGGGGGGATGGATCAGCTACTAGAGAATTTTTGTATGTTAAGGATGCTGCACAAGCAGTTGTAGACGGAATGGAAAAGATCAATGAACCATCTCCTATTAATTTGGGGGGTGGTTCTGAAGTTTCTATTAAGGATCTGGCGACATCTATTAAAGATTTAGTGGGATACTCTGGAGCAATTGAATGGGACGAATCTAAACCTAATGGACAGCCTCGTAGGTTTCTTAATATATCAAAAGCTGCTAAGTTACTAGGATGGAAACCAAAGGTATCTTTGACTGACGGATTAGCAGAAACTGTGAGATGGTACGTCAAGTCGAGATGAGGGGAAACTGGCTATTAAACTGGCCAATATCTTATAGACCCGCCTACTATGTTTGCACCACCCGAGGGTTTTTGGGGAAATTCCGAAATGGGCAGCAAAAACGAAAAAACCCCCTAAGTTGTTGATACATAAACACTTAGGTACTATTCTCTCTCCAAAATTTGACGTAAGTACTTATGGGATATAGAGTTATGTCAATGATTTAGAAAAAATCAGAAAATTTTGTGTTTGGCATGAAATTATATTTGAAAAAATCCAAAGATTTCTCTTGCAATGGCCGATAACTACTGTATAATGAAAGCACAAGAGAAAAAGAAAGAAGAAAAGGAAAAGAAAATGGAAAACATGATTGTTCTGAACACTGTGGCTGAGTTGCACGACCTGATCAATAACACTGGAATGGATACCTTTGTGAATAGGGTAGCATTTGCTAGTGATCTTCTGGAAAAGGTTCGTGAAAATGATAATGTGATCTCAATTGATGAAGAATTGGGATTCATGGATGATGGTGGTTGGATTGAGATTGACGAAATGGGTTATGTTGTGAAAGATTTTGCAATCTGCTAAGGTATTGACAACGGAATAGCCGATACTGTATAATAGAACCAACACAAGAGAAAAGGAAAAGAAAATGATTACGCTCGACAAGGTGATGGCTGGTGTTCGACAGGTTTTCGGAAGTGATTCGTATAAGGTGCGAGTGATTCAGGCTGGATCGTCTTTCAAGGTTGAGCCGAAAGAGATGATTCATGATGGGGTGTGGATTCGCTCTGAGGGTGCTATCGAAACCCAAATCAACAATCTTTTCTACGATATGGCTTGTGAAGCTTGTGCTGATGAGGCCGACTACATTCCGGGCCTTGACGATGGGGAATTTTAAATTCATCTATTGACAACCACCTAACCGATAAGCTATAATAGAATCAACACAAGAGGGAAAGAACAATGACCATTCAAGTACAAAACACGATTCGTCGCCTAGTTGCTCGCCATGGATATTCGGCCACGTTTGTTCAGAATATGGGCGAAGGTATTTGTTTGTACAGTATTGGAGGGATCATGTATCGTATTCGTGGTGACGGAACGATTCTCTAAGAACATTTGTATAGGCTGAACGTAAGCTGTTGGTAGATAAGCACTTACGACAACGTCGGCCTCCCAAATTCGACATAACTACTTACCCTGTATAGACTTAGAGAAACCTTACGAAATTGCAAGGAAAGTTTTTCATTGACATCTAAAGATTCTCATGGTATAATGTCGATATAAGAAGTAAGAGAAAAAGAAAGAAAGAGAAAAAGAAAAATGGAAAAAACCACTAACATCAACAGTTTCATCAACACCCTTCCCAAGATTGTTCAGAAGAAGGTTTGGAAAGTAACCGACCAAGATGGTACGGTTGTTCAGTATGTTGGTGCTACCGATAATCGGAAAAGTTCTGCACAAGCGTACATTGACCAAAAGTATGTTGGTCAAAAGCTTACCCTGACGTTTTCGCACTTCAAAGGATTGATGACCCTCCCCCGATAAGAGGGGTTGACGGGGCGACAAAGTTTGATAGAATTCTGGAAAGAGAAAGAGAGAAAGAAAATGAATTTTGGATACGAAACTTGGCATACGATGAAGTTTGGCAATACCACTGCAACCTTCAAGGTTTATCCTAGTGGTTCCTTTGTGATTCAAACCATCCTGCGTGATGGAAAGAATGTTACCGATAGCCTTTTGGCTAATCGTAGTGTCTCTGGATTGATTCGGTTCAATGTCGCCAATAATCTTATCAAGTATTGAAAGAATTCTAATGATTACAGCTATCGAATATTTTCAGCTGTTTGCCTTGATTGCTTTTGCCGGTTTCATTTCGTATACTGTTCACGAAGTGGGTAACGCTGTTCAATCCATCCTGCATGAGAACGACTAATGAAAAAGTGGATTTGTTATAATGTGTTGGGAGAGAATCCAGAGACTATAGATACTTTTGGAATAGTTTCTGGATTGGGTATCTTGGCTTTGCTGTTTGGTAGTTGGGCTTTCCTGTTTGTTTTTCTTCCTCTATATGTTTGGATAATGTAGTATGACACACTATGAAGCAGTAAAGATGGTTCGTGGTAAGACTAATAAGGATACTCGTAAGGTAGGCAATAATACCTATGCAGAGATATTGCCTGATGGTAGTGTAGGGATCATGCTGCATAGTACCTATGTGGTGAAGATTCATCCTGACAATAGTGCTACCCTCAATACTGGTGGATGGTATAGTGCTACCACTAAGGATAGAATCAATCAGTATTCACCCGTGCGAGTGTATCAACGCAAGGGACAGTGGTATCTGGACAGTGGCCTAGAGTATGAAGATGGTATGGTTGTGGCCGAT